AGCTTTGGGTTTTTTCAATCAATATCAGATAAAAAATACTGTTTTTACTAATATTTTCAGTGTTGATTGTTATCCTTATTTATATTCCTTTCGTAATGATAATAGTGATTATTTTTATTTAGCTAATATTTTAGAAACCAACAATAAAATAGAGAATGATTTAGGACCCATGCAAGATAGAGAAAATGAAATAATTAGACAATTTTGTGATCATAATAATTTTCGTATCGGCAATATTATCAAAACATTAGATATTACCAAAATAATTAAAATTCATTCTATTCTATATAAAGGTGAATTAACTAATGAAGCAGCGGTGGGATTATTTAAAAATGGTCAAATACAAGCTGAAGCTTTCTTAGAGGAACGAGATACTAAGTTGGCTTCTCAGCAATATTTAGAAAGTATAAATTCTCAATCTTAAAGAGAATTAAAGTAAAAATGAAAAGTTATACTTGTCTTCTTTTAACCTCTAATGGTTGCGGTCATTGTACTGCTTTCCGCGGCGACGGATTGATTAATAATGGCAAGGCTTATATGAAATATGATTATATCTCTTCTTTATTTGATAGTGCTAAAAATGCTAAATTAAATTTATTGAATATTCATTACGAAAACATGAGTGGTCAAGCGCAATATATTAGTGATATTTCAAAATTTACTAAAACTAAAAAAGGTATTGTTCAAGAAAGATTTTTTAAATATGAAAATAAGGCAAGGGTTAGAGTCATTATTGGCAAAGGAGAAAAAAACAAAGAAGTAGCTATCAATGACGTATTGTCTGGTAAAAATAAAGTAGATTGGATTACATTAGTAAAGGAAAAAATACCAGATCAGATTAAAAATTATATATATTATTTTCCTTGTTTTTTAGTAATAGAAACAGATCAATGGAATAATTCTTTGCAAAATGTTAATCATCCTATGGCAGCTTTGCCAAATGTAGGTAGAATTATTAAAGAAAATAACGTTATTAAATTGGACAAATCCTCTGATAGTTTGAAATTAAATGTAGAAATTAAAAAATTAATAGAAAATGTAAGCAACGGTAATATATTAATAAAAGTAGAAGATAAAGAAAAAGAAAAAACTAAAATTCCACAAGTTATTAAACATAAAAATATCAGTAGTAAATTTCTTATTAAGAGTTATGATGACTAATTTATTATTTAAAAAAATAATAAATCAAAAATGTTATACCAAGAAGATATTATGCGTTATTTTTATCAAATATCTTCGGATTTAAGAGAAGAAAATATTCCCGTCTTTAATAATATTATTTTTAATTATCCTGGTTTTCCTAAAAAAGAAGATATTATACGTGACGAAAGTGAAGAAAGTGATTCTGATAATTAAAATCCGCTCAAATCTAACTGTCTCGCTACACCTTGACCGTTACTGGGAAATTTTTGTCCAAAACCAGAGGTAGCGATTATGTCTCTGTTAAAAGGTTCGTCAGGTCTTTGTATGGCTATGTTTTTTAAATCTTCTGGTTCGTAAAGTTCTTTTTCACTAGCAGTCCCTGTGGGTTTGCTAGCCCATGCTACGAAATTTTTAGATATTCTTTCTCTCTGTTCTTGCGAGGTTATTAATTTATAAACCGAATATATAAATGCACCTGCTCCAAATATAGAGACAATAATAGAAATAGCAAATAAAGTAGTTGCACCGCTATACGTAACGCTTTGTGAAGGTTTTAATCTAACTTCTTGCCATAAAATACTATTGACAATGGCATAGGCAAGCAACAAACTACTAACAAAACAATATAAAATAGCGCCGCCGCGATAGTCACTATCGAGCAAGATAGTTTTACCACGATTAGATTTTTGAATAATATTATTTTCCATTTTATATTACTAAATTAATTAAAATGGATAATTTCTTTCTGTCCCGACTAGATTTGGAAGATCTCTACGAAACCGTCTTTAATAAGGATGAAATAATTAATATGTATTTCGCGGAAGAAAAAGATAATAATATACTTGATGAAAAAGATTCAGAAGAAGCTAAATTAGAAGAATTATTAGCTTCTTTTGAAGAAGAAAGTGAAGACACTATTTCTTTAAAAATAGGAATGATGAAAAAAATAAAAAATAATAATAAATTAAATAATTATTCTATTTTCTATTTAGTCAATAGTTATGTAAATAAAAATTTTTATAATATAGTAACTTATCAAGATAAAGAAATATTGAGTTTAATAAATTAGAATAATAAAATGGAAAAAGCCTTAGCTAATTTCAATAAAGAAAATTTAATGACTAATGCTAATTTTATTGGATTATTAGCATTGACTGGATTTACTATTAAAAATAATATAGAATTGAGTAAAAAGTTAAAAGAAATGGAAGAAGAAATAGAAAATATTAAAGGAAGTTTTAACGAAAATAATAAGCGTGCTAATATCGTCTTTACTAGATTAAATCAAAGAATTCAAGAAACTAATAATAATCTCAAAGTATATGAAAAGGATGAAAAAATAAGGGAAATACCTGAAAGTAATTTTGAAAATAAAGATGATGTCAGTGCTGCATTGGAAGTATTAATGAACCGTAGATAGCCTTTAAAATATCGTAAATAAAAGTATAAAGAAATTATATATAAAACCATGAGTTCTGCAAGAGTTACCGCTGGCCGCTATACCCGCGTAGGGGATAAAAAAGGACCTCTAGTTATCGGCGGTGCCGAAACTAAGATGGCCGAAGATCCCAGTTTCACATATGTGCCTCTTTTCCGCGTAGCTGGTCCTAAAAAAGATGTAGAGGACTGGTTGAGTGAAAATCATCCTACACGTGTCAAGGAAGCCATGAAAAGTTGTTATAATACCACCACTCTTAAAAGTAAAAGTGTTCGCGAAGCCTATGAAAAGGAACTGGAACATGCTAGCGAAGCTCGCGCCACCGTCAGTAATACCAAAGCAGAAATGCGCCAGGTTAACCTAATGGTTTTGGTTCGTTTGTTGAAAATTTATGATGAACAAAAACGCAACGGTGTTGATGAGAATGCAGTCACTAGTACTAAATCATCCAGTGATCTCAAAGATAAGGTTAAGGGTCTTGCTGCGGAAGACAAGGTGCTCGATGTTACCAACATGAAAGCTAAGGGCACTGATAGCAAGAAAATGGTAATGAAAGATAGTAGTTCTAAGCGCCGTCTTTCCCAACAAGAATCAGATCCTTTTTACCATGTTGTATACAATCCCAAGAGCAAGAACTCTATCAATGGTATCAAGAATTTCCTTAAATCATATGGTGGTTTTGATTCTGACCGTATCAGTAAGATTTCAGAAGCTGTCTCAGAAGGTTCTGTTATTAATATTAGTCGAGGTAAATCTCCTACTCGTTCCCCTATGCTTTCGCCTTCGCGAAGAAAACAAGAAAGAAAAAGTCGCAAGGAAGATGTAGAAGATATCCTGGACGAACTTTAAATTATTTCTATTTCTAATATAAAGCTATATTAGAAATAAAATGGAAAATAAATTTTTTATTCCTAAAGATGTTTTAAAGAAAAAAAATAAAAACAAGCGTCAAGAATTACCCAGGAATATTTTTGCAGGCAATAATAACTCTGTTCCTGATAAAATAATTATATATTATAAAGATAATATAGATATCAAAATTATAGATGAAGCTATAAAGTATAAATTTTCTAAGTTAAGATCTGGATTAACAGATATAAAAAAAGAAATAAAAATACTACAAAAAGATGTAGAAAATAAAACTTCTATGCCAGAAAAGAACCATGCTATAAAAAATATACAAAATAAATTAAAATTTATAGATAGTATAGAAAATGAAAAATATCTAAATAAATATATAGAAGATACAAAATTAATATTAGAAAAATATGAAAATAATAAAGATATAGCAATAGCTGAATTATTTTTAGTAAAAGCCAATACTTATATCAATATTGAGAAAATAAAAAAAATAGAGACTAATTTTCTATGCAAAGGATGTGATTATGATCTGAATAATATATCGGAAGATAAAGACGGGTTTTATATTTGTCCCAAATGTAATAATATTAACAATTGTTTAAAACCTAATAAATATATTAAAGATGTAGATAATTTCAATTATAATTATGAAGAAGATATCAATAATTTTATCAAGATTATTGATAAGTTTGAAGGTAAAAATACCATTACTATACATGAAGGATTATATCAAGAATTGGATAATTATTTTTTAGAAAAAAATATGGAAAAAGGAGAATATTATGTCAAACTACCTATGTTAAAAAACGGTAAAAAATTAGGCACTAGTAGAAAAAAAATATGGAATGCATTAGAAAAATTAGGTTATAATCAATATTATGACGAAACTAGTTATATAGCTCATATTTATTGGGGTTGGAAAATACCAGATTTGATACTTTACAGAGATCAAATAATCAAAGATTATCAGAACACACAGGTAGTATGGAACCGTATCAAACAAGATTATAAAAGAAGTGCTTCTCTCGGGACGCAATATCGTCTTTATGTTCACCTCCTTGCTGTGGGTTACCCTCACTGTGAGCGTGATGATTTTAAAATACAAGACATGGTAGAATCATTACGTCTCCATAACAATGCTTGGCAAAGAATGTGTGAAGAAGCTAACGTTAAATATTACGAAGTTTCTTCTTAAAAAAAAATAATATTTAAATGGCCCAATTTAAAGAAAGTGGTTATCTTTTTTTACAAAGTTTTGATTTGGATGAAAAAGATATCAGGTCTCATTTAAAACAAAAAATAAAAAATGTTGAAAAAGATACAGGTAATAGTATAGGTCAATATAAGTTATATATTAATGTTGTTTCTAATAAAGAAAATAAAAAATTAGGATATACATATATATGGACAGATAAGAAAGAAATATACAATATATTTTGTGGTCTTAATTTAGACGGCACTGAAAGAATAAGATATTATGATGATCCTGATTGGGAAGAAGAAGAACCAATTGAGGATAAAAAATTAAGTGAATTATCTGATTGGGGAGATTTGGCGCAAGAAGAAGACAAAGCCATTTGTCCACAATTAAAAGAATATCTGCCTCCGCTTACAGATATTTTTAATTATGAAGAAGGGGGTTATGAATTGAGAATAGGTGCCATGGTCATAAGAAATCTTGGTAAAAATGTAATTTATAGTAAAAATTTAGATGATTGGATAAATGAAAAAATTATTAATCATCATATAGGTTTTTTTGAAAAAGACAAGAAAAAATATAAAAATCATAAAACAGGAAAGACATATCAGTATCCACAAATAAATATTAATAAAAATGAAAAGAAAGGTAATACCGTAACTATCGTCTTTTCACCACGCAATCCATTTACTGCTAGTTTTTTGATAAATATTATCAAAAAAATAAAAATAAAACATAATAATAATGAAAAATTAATTTTCTTTTCACAATCAAAAAATTAAGATGAGCAACGGTAGTTTAACTTTTGCGGCTTTTATATTGGCTTTTATATTATTATTTTCGGTGATATTTTATCATAACCGTAATGATGATAAAAATTATATTAATTTAATGACTAATAAGAAAAACAATGATGAGGAAGAATGTGTTACGTTCTAGACATTTGGTACTGAAATCTAGTTCCTTTTCTTGTTGATTATAAAAAATATTAAATATAATACATGCTTCTCTTAACACACAACAATTACCTATACCATAATCAAAATTATTTTCATAATTATAACCTTTTTCTTGATAAAATTTAGCTATTTTGTCAATTTTATCACTATAATAATGAGTAACTTTTTTATCCTTAATATGTAATAAACTAGATTTATTTCCATCAACAATGATAACATATTCTTTCTCAATTTCATATTCTTTTATTATTTCATCTGTGTCTAATTTAATATATCCATAGTCTACTAATTTAGTAAAAACTTCACTAATGTTAATATCCCCCAAAACATTCTTCAAATTATGATAAATATTACTATTAATATTGCCTTGTAATAAATTATAAACAATATCTATTCTTTCGTCTTTAGTATCAATATTTTTAATATCTTTTTTAATTTCAGTTAATATATTCTCTCTGAAAACTTTTTCTACTTTCTTGATAGTAGTTATATTATTCTCATTTTCTTCAAATTTAGGTAAAGTATTATGATATTCTTCTGGTGAAAAAACAGTTATATCAATTTCTTCTTTTTTCTTAGGTACCATTATTTTAAAGAAATCTTCTACTTTTATTTTATTTTTACTAACGTTAGTATATTCATACATATTTCTAAATATATCAAATAATTCGCAAGGTTCTATTAAATTATAAAAAGCTATTAAATTATCATTATCTTTGATATAATAATTAAGAATAACTAAATCATCAATACTATGAGCTTTATAAAAGTAGGGATTGTATCCTACTTCACCATTTAGTTTTTCGGCTACTTCAAAATTACCATTATTAATATTATGATAATAATTTTGCGAAGTAGAAAGGCTAACATTTACCATGTGTTTTAATTCTTCGTCATTGAGATCAGCTTTACTTCTGGACATCATACGAATAAAAATTTGGAGGGTCAAAAAATACTGAGCTAAGGAAAGATCACTGGCTTGTAATTTTTTATTTTCTTTGTAAGCTTTTTCTATCATAGTAATACCTTCTTTAGTCTGCGGTGAAATATAAGGTAAATAGTAAATTTCTTTGGGTTTTTCTAACATACAACTGTCTCGTAATTTACCATTTTTGAAAATAGCCATTTTTCCTAAATCATTAGTAGACATTCTGTCTTTATTTTTTAGTTTGAGCATGTGAACTAATAGTTCTTTCAGCTCTATTTCTTCTTGCGGAGACATCTTATTTTTGTTATAAACTCTAATTTTTTCTTCAATATATTCTTCATCAACTGCCTCTAAATCTTTTAATAAATTTTCAGATTTTGTTAATTTTATTCTGGCTCCTATTAGAAACAAAAAAACCATACCCAGACTCCAAACATCGCTACGGTCGTTGAAATGAAATTCCCCTTTTTCCATCTCGGCTAAATTTTCCGGAGCCATAAAAACATTAAAAGATCGACTTTTAGTTGTTATGCCTTCGCGAGCATTACTGCAACGAGCTGCGTAACCAAAATCACCAATAAAAGCAGTAAAATCACCCCCTTTATCTACATCATACATAATATTAGCTAATTTAATATCTAAATGTAAATAATTATTATCATGCATACATTTAAGACCATATAAACTAGATATAATAATTCTCTTCATTTGATGATAAGAAAGTTTTTCTGTATTTAAATTATTCAAACTGCTTTCTTTTAAATCCATAGTAATACCTTTTCCCAAATTAGTATCTATAATAGGATCTTGGAAACTTTTGATTAAATAAGGAGACCTTAACCTACTGAGAATATCTAATTCAATATAACGTAATTCTTTGGGCTCAATAATTTTAACCGCAAAGATATCACCATTTTCTTTTTTGGCTTTGTATACTTTTCCAAAATTACCAGTACCTAAATTATTAATTAATGTAACGGACATTTTTTAATTAATAATTAAATTATAATCGGAATAAATTGAATTTTTTAAAAAAAAATATAACTCTGTTTACAGCTACCATCATGGCTCTTTCTTATTTGTTAAATTTTAAAGATATATCTATAATTCATATATCTTTAAAATTTATAACAAAATAGTTTCGTTAATTTTATAATCTTCACTATTTTCTATTATATCTTCT